TTAAGTTCTGCGCTAAGATTGGCATGAACTATGCTTCATGTTCTCCATTCCGTGTGCCTATCGCAAGATTGGCTGCCGCGCAGGCTGCTGTGGAGGAATAAATGAATAGACGTTGATTATAAACAAATTAGGCGGTAAGTCTTGATAATAAAGGCTTTACCGCCTAATTTAGTTTTGGGAGGTCGGAGCATTTAGATACACTAATTGAGTCCAAATGCGCCAATTTGTTTACACCGAGTTTACAGATTTCAGAAGGGTGTTTACACCTGTTTACACCTGTTTACAACAAAATGCGTATGGCAACATTCAAAGTATGCGTAAGGAAGCAGCGCAATGATGGCTTCTACCCAGTCTATATCCGAGTGACACACAACAGGTCTATCGGCTACATAAAGACTGGCAAACTTGTTAATGATGCAGGACTAAGGCAAGGCGAGGTGACAGACCCCTATGTGATGAAGTTCTGCTCAAACCGTATTGTGGCATACGTCGAGAGGTTGAATAAAGTCTGGGCAGACCATTGGACGCTGAAAGACGTGTTGGAGTACATTCAGCAGGAAGACGAGGACATCTGCTTCTCTGACTATGCACGACTGCACCATGACCGCATGATAAACAATGGGCAGGTGCGTAATGCCCGAAACTACGAACTGGCATACCAACACCTCGAAAGGTATGCAGGCACCACGAAGGTGATGTTCTCTCACATGACATCTGCATTTGTGAACGCATGGATTGCTACACTCACGAAGACACACAGAGCGAAGGAAATGTATCCTGTTTGCATCCGTCAGATATTTAGAGCTGCCATCAAGGAGTACAACGATTATGACACAGGCATTATTCGCATCAAGACAAATCCGTGGATGAAGGTGAAGATACCATCTGCTGACAGACCAGAGCATATAGCCATAACACCGCAGGCGTGCCGTGCCTTCTTCTCTGCCCCTCTGCCCGAGAGCCGTTACAAGTCGCCATTACCAGAGCTGGGAAGAGACGTTGCAATGATGATACTCTGTTTAGGTGGCATCAACACCGTTGACCTCTACAACTTGCAGAAGAAAGACTACTACGACGGCATCATTCACTACAAGAGAGCGAAGACCAGGGGAAGCAGACGAGACGAGGCATACATGGAAATGCGTGTACCGCCAATCCTCCTGCCTCTCGTAGACAAGTATCTTGCGGATGGTGACGACCCATGTTTGTTCAACTTCCACAATAGGCACACGACATCAGACAGCTTTGGTGCCAACGTGAATATTGGCATCAAGGCTATTTGCAAAAGCATGGGAATGGCGAAGGAAGACTTCTATTGCGTCTATACTTTCCGTCACACTTGGGGTACCATTGCGCAGAATGACTGTGGCGCAAGCATAGCTGAGGTAGCTTTTGGCATGAACCACACAAGCGGACACACCGTTACCAGAGGCTATGTTGTGATTGACTTCACACCAGCATGGGAGTTGAACGAGAAAGTTGTGGATTATGTCTTCTTCACCGATAAGGATAGCCACCGTCAGCACCACCACGAAGATGTTTCCTTTGAGAAGTTCAGCACCAAACAGATGATGAGGGGAACCGTTTACTTCAAGGGTAAGACGTTAGGCGAAGTGCAAGACATCGGTTTCAGTAACGTGAACGAGATAATTGCAAAGCTGGTGCCTTTCATCCCAGACGAAGTGCCAATGAGAAGCATTGTGCAGTTCAAGATTGAGAATTGCGACAAGCAGCAGGTAGTCGTATATGAACGTCAGAAGGGAAAAGGTTTCTGACAACACACAAGGGCAATGTCTAAAAACGGCATTGCCTTTTTTCTTTTCAGCCAAACCTCTCACGCACACGCACGCACACGCACGTAGGAGTCGTAGTCGTCTTTTTCTTTTTCTTTTTCTTTTTCTTTTATAGGGGGTGTGGGGGATTTTTTTTCTTTGTCTTTTTCGTTTTCTTTTTGAAAAAGCATTTGCTTTTCAAAAAAAAGCTATTGCTTTAAATAAAAAAGCATTTGCTTTTCAAAAAAAAGCTATTGCTTTTTGTAAAAGCCAAATTGCAATGTGGAGTTTACAAAATAGGTATAATAAAAAAGCAAATGCTTTCTAAAACAAAAGCAAATGCTTTTCAACAAAAAAGCTATTGCTTTCTGAAATAAAAGCAAATGCTTTATAAATAAAAAGCAAATGCTTTTTGCCTCGTGCGTGCGTACATTATATATGTACTAAAAGACAAACAGCATTTGCAAATCCAAAATAGATTTATTTAGAAGGTGGAGTATCATTCTCCTCTGACAGCTCACGCAGCTTCTGTTCGATGGTGATCTTCGTTGCCTTGTTGTTGAAGTCCACACTCGTAGACTGCATCTTCGGCAAGATGTACTGCATCATCTTCTCGGCACACTGGATGCGGTCTTTAGGTTCGAGGGCAAGAAAGTCGGCAGTCATTAGACCACTCTCCTGGTAGTCGCCCAGCATGTCGGAGAGGATTTCCTTTGTGACGGTTGTCACTTTGTTTTGCGTGCCTTTTTGTCGTCCTCCTGTCTTCTTGCGCTTCACACGCTCCTTCATGTTCAACTCTGGAGTCACTGGCAGGTCGTCGTCCTGCTCTTCTTGTACTTGTGTTTGTTCTTGTGCAGTAGGCACAAGTTCTTTCTCCTTCTTGGCTGTGCTTGCCTTCTTTGCAGGCGTAGCCTTTTTCGTATTTTTTCTTGTTACCATGCGTAAATAAATAAAAGTTATTTGCAAAGGTAGTTCGTTATTTTTGCAGCAGTTATTTATTTCTTTAAACAGTAAACGATATGGGACTCATAGGAGCAGGATTAGGTGCTGCAGGAGCTATCTTCGGTGGCATCAAAGCAAGCCAAGCGATGAGGCAAGTTGCGCAAACCATCGACAAGCAACAGCGAGAGAACCAAGACTGGTACAATCGTCGTTACAACGAGGATGCTACACAACGAGCCGATGCGCAACGTGTTCTGTCAATGACAGAGGAGAGAATAAAGCAACGCAACAAGGCAGCTGCAGGACGTGCAGCCGTCATGGGCACCACCGATGAGGGCGTAGCGGCAGAGAAAGCTGCAAATACGCAGGTGCTGGCAGACGCAACAAGTCAAGTTGCAGCAAGTTCGGAAGCCAAGAGGGATGCTATTGAACAGCAATACCAAGCTCGCAAGAATGAGCTTGATGCACAGAAGATGCAGTTGCGTCAGCAGCAGGCACAAGCTATCAGCCAAGCGATGCAAGGCATTACAAGTGTTGCAGGTGACATGGACTTCGGAACTATCAAGTATGGCAAAAACAAGGATAAGGAGTTAAATCTGTAACGATATGGCAAGTACGAAAGAACAAATACTGGGTACTCCTAAAGAGAACACCCAAAGCACGGTGCCCGAGGTAGCCGCACCTCCAACGAAGACACCAGTGCCTAATGGCGGTACGGCTCCCACTGGCAATGATGGTAACGAGAAGCAAATCAATGACGGTAGTGCCGTTGTTGGTGCTCCTGCTACTGTTCCTGGTGGTGCTGTTACTCCACCTTCTTCACCTGCCAACGCCAACGACGGCACGGCAGGTTCCGCTGTCCCTGCATTTGATTGGAATACTGGCACCATGAAAGGAAATGAGCAGCAGCCTATCACGGTTCCTTATGAGCCTGGTAAGGAGCCGAAGGATGCTGTGCCAGTTACAAAGAAGGCTCCATTGCCAACGGCACAGCCAACACCTGCAGGTGCCGAAGCTCCCGAAGCTACTCAACCTAAGAAAATGTCATACGTTGAAATGTTTCGGCAGATGTCGCCTTACAAGCCACCAACGGCAGAAGAACTGGAGAACGCTCGCAAGAAGGAGAAGCGTGATAAGGTGTTTGCAGCCATTGGCGACGGCATTGCAGCTCTATCTAACCTCTATTTCACTACGAAAGGTGCTCCAAACGCTTTCGACCCAAGAAACAGTCTTAGTGCTAAAGCAAGGGAGCGGTGGGATAAGCTCAATAAAGAACGTGAGGAGAACGCTCGCTATTACATGCAGGAAGCGATGAAGGCACAAGCTCTTGATGATGATAGAGATGATAAAGATAGAAGCTATATGTCGAAATTGCAGAATGATTACCGCAATTATCTTCTGAAGCTGTCTGCTGATAATAGAGCTGCAGAGTTGCATGATCTTGATAAGCAACTTCGTCAAGGCAAGATAAATGAGCAGACGTATAAGGCAAAGAAGGCAGAGGTGGAAGCTAAATATGCAGAAGCGACACAGAAAAGCGTGATTGCCAAAAACAAGGCTTCTGCTAAGGCAAGTAATGCTTCTGCAAATAACTCTAATGCCCAAGCTGCAGAACATCGCAGAAATGTGAACAGTGGATATGCGTGGTATGAGAAAGATGGCACGAGACATATTGCCAAGACAAAGGATGAGGCGGTATATAATGCACGTCAGCATGGCACGTTAGATTCGGTCGAGACAATATCTACTGATACAACAGAAAGCGATGTGGTGCATAGAGGCAAGGTCGTGAAAAATCAGAAGAAGACTGTCACAACCAAGAAGCATAAGGATGTTTACTATCCTGGTATAAGGCAGAAACCTGCTGCAAAGCCACAGGCGAAACCTGCTGCAAAGCCGAGCAGTAGAAAGTATAGCGGTTTTTCTATTCATAAATAAATAATTGATTGAAGATGAACGACAATATAAAGAAACTATATGACGAGCTGAAGGGCGGCGGTGCTGATGTTGGCAGCCCCGATGAGTTCAATAACTGGCTGAGTGCTAAGGGCGAGCAGGGCTACAAGAACCGTTTGTCTGTTTATAACGAGCTGAAGAATGGTGGTGCCGACGTGGGGTCGTATGACGACTTCCGTGACTGGATGGGGTTTAGGGCGGTGAAGCCATCGAAGCCTACGTCGCAGACTGTTGCACCGAAGCCAGCCCCTGCAAAGCCAGCCCAACAGTCCAAGCCGAAGGGTACGCCAATGACGGAAGTAGAGAGGCAGAATATGCTTAATGGTGTTTCTGGAATGGTTGAGCAATCGAAAGCTGGCGTGCAGCGTACCAAGAACCGTATGAATTATGCGAAGGCTAATACTGGTCTTCGTGTACCAAGCGTGACATTAGGCGTAAAGGGAGGCGGTGTGCATCTTGGACAAAACAGCAAGGTTGTAGAGACGAAACCACAATATAACGCTGAGAGTGGCAAGGTTGAGCGTAGCTACATTACAGAGAGTGGTAATGAATACGAGGAACGTGGTGGTGCAGACTTGGAGCAGAACGCCATTGACGAGGCACGTTTCCAATCCGAACAGCAAGAGGCTTATCTTCTTCGGGAGAAGCAGCGCATTGAGCAGGAGATGAACCAACGAGGCAGGGAACTTGACGCAGAAGCCGTTGATTTCTCTTGGCGAGACATGCCACGAGGAAGTGGCGGTGCTATCCATACCTATAACTCCTCTACTGTCAATGGACGCTTTGCCGACACAAAATACAAGTCTCTGCTTGCCCAACTCAATAAGGTAAATGACGGACTCGCCACTCTTGCGGAAGCCAAGAAAGGCAAGGCAAGCGACCAATGGATTGACGACTCATCCAACTGGGCATCGAAGAAAGGCAAGCAGTTGCTCGCTTTCGGTGCAGGTGCATGGCGTGGTTTAGCTCATGCCGTAGGCAAGGTGAGCACATGGGACATGGGCATGACTGACATGGCGACTAATGGCGCACTATATTCGGCTGCTGTTGATGCGGACAGAAAAGGTATAGACAATATTAGCAGGGAAGACCGTGATTTACTTGATATTACGGCTTATACCAACGCTATTCAGTCGAAGAACGATCAATATCTCGGTCATGGCTACAAGGCAGGACAGGTGACTGGAGAGAGTCTGCCGTTTATGATTGAGATGATGCTTAATCCTGCGTCAAAACTCGGTACAACTGCAACTAACAAGCTCATGCGTGAGGCTGTAAAGCGTTACGGTAAGGAGGCGGTGAAGAAAGCCACGAAGAAATATCTTGCAGCCAAAATTGGTACTCGCCTTATGGGTGATGCGGTCGGTTCAATGGCTATGGCAGGCACGACAGGGCAGGGACACGTTACAGCAGACATGTTGAACCGCCTAACTGGCGATGTGCAGTTCAAGGTAGACGACAGCGGTAAGATTGTGTATGGTGGTCGTGAGGGTGCAGAGGACAGTGTGCTGAAAGCCTATATGAAGGCATTTGGCGCACAAACCATCGAGAACCATTCGGAAATGGTGGGTGAATATTTTGCACCATTCCTCGGCAAGGCAGCGTCGCTGACACGCAAGGGTATGAATAAGATTGGTTTGGGCAAGGTGAACAAACTGATTGACGACATTGGCGCAACTAATGCCGCCAAGATGTTAGGTGACTTCGAGAAGCAGACGAAATGGAACGGCACATTCGGTGAGTATGCGGAGGAAGTTGTCGGCAATATCGAAAATGCCATACTTGTTGGAGACAACACGCTTGACACGGCAAAAGGTACTGGTGTGTTTAATGCAGACCAAAATATTGATACTTTTCTTGGTGTCAGTCTTATGGGCGGTTTCTTCGCTGGTGCAAAGACACTCTCGTATCGTGGTCCGAAGCGACAGGCACTCAATGAAATGTCGGATGCAGGAAAGGTCATTGATAATGCCATTGGTGACAATGTCCCTATAATGGAGAAATGGGGAGGATGGCGTAACACGTTCCTTGTCGGAACCGACGAGGAAAAGAAAGCAGCTCTCCGTGAGGTCATGGACAATACAGATTTGCCCATTAAATTCCGTATGGGTGTGCTGAACTTTGTCAAGGCAGCACAGAAGTACGAGGGTATTGTGCGTGCGCAGGAGAGTAAGGTGAAGGATGGAGAGCAAGACCCTGTGGCACAGTCCAGTGATGAGAGTTACGACAACGGCTATGACACCACGGAACCCGAAGCCATGAACGATGCCAAGAACATGTACGACTACAAGCGTCAGCAGATGTCTGCTATGGTAACAGACGAGTTTCTTGCAGACTTCGACAACGACCCAGTAGGCACCTTGTCGCAAGTCATGGGACGTGACGATTTCTCTGAGGACGAGAAGCAGCTTGCATTGGACTATGTGAACGCCAAAGCGACCTATGACGGCATGATTGACCGTGTAAGAGACGACATAGACAGCCGCATCGAGGAAAGCAACGCTACTGTAAACAGCCGCACGAATCGCAATGACGGCATGATACACCCTGCAACATTGAAACTGGACGACCGCAAGGTGTATATCGTTGATGGCACCATCAACATGCAGGACGATGGCAGCATGGTTGATGTCAGCAATAGTAGCGAGAGCATCCTCGTGCGTGATGCCGAAACTGGCAAACTGGAGTTCATGAGTCCAAGTGACTTTCTCTCAACTGACGAGTCAATAGACCCAGCCACGGAGAAGGAGGCAGCGCAGCAGGCATTGAGAGAGCAGTATGCGCAGGAGCAGTCAGACAACATCGACGGTGTTCTTGCCTTCAATGTCGGTGACACATACGACCTTACCGACGAACACGGTCAGCAATGGTCTGCCCAGATAGTAGCCGATAATGGCGACGGTACTGTGCAGGTGGCATGGAATGGCGACCCTAATATTATTTCGACCGCACACAAGGACGTGCTTCAGAGCATGAGAGATATTCACAACCGTGCCCGAATCAATGATTATGAGCAGCAGCGTGCCGCCCAACGCCAAGAGCAGCAGACAGAAGCCGCAGAGCCTCAACGTCGTACTTATAACCTCAATGACGAGATTACCCTTCGTGATGAAGAAGGTAATCCAGTTCGTGGTTCCATTACCGCAGAGGAGAACGAGGATGGCGAGATAGAGGTTTATACTGAGCAGCCTATCAACGGTAAGCAGGTTCAGTTGCTCCGTCGTGATGAGCTTGACAACATGTTGTTGGAGCAGAACGGTGAAGTTGTGGAGAATGTTCCTTCTGAAGAAACACCGAGCGTTATCAATCTCACGGACGATGAGATCGAGGATAATGCAGAAACTCCAGTGACAGCAGAGGAAGGTGCCGAAGGTGCAACATTGGAACCTGCAAGTGCAACATCAGAAGAACAGAACACTGAAGAAGAGCAACACACCGAGCCTATGCCGATGATTGGTGAAGGTGAGGATGCAGAACCCGACTTTGCAAGTGTTACTCCTCAGAGAGCACATGAGTATATCTTCAATGAAAGTGGACTCGACGAGGAGGACGCAAAGGACTTTATGACAAATAATCTGCGAGCAGCGGAAACAGCGGTAACCAAGATAAAAAACAATAAGCCCAAGATGGGCACCAGTATAGCCAAGTTCAACAAGAACAAAGCAGAATGGCAGCGGAAGCTCGACGAAGCCAATGCCAACCTTGACTATTGGCAGCAGGTGAAGGCAGAACGCAATGCAGTTCTTGCCGAGCGTGCAAAGGCACAGCAGGAGGCTGACAAGAAGCAGACCGAGGAAGCCCAAGCAGCCGAAGCCGCTTATCGTGAGGAAATGGCAAAGAAGGAAGCCGAGCAAGCCGCACTTGGCACCAATACTGTTAGTCCTGCCATTCGTGACAAGTGGAATGCCGCTCCAAAGGTTGAAGGAGCGCAGAACGAGATTGTCCTTGCCAATGGCGAGAAGGTTGCAGGTCGTTACTACCTTGTTGAAAGTGGTGCCGCCACTCCGAGCCATAACAGCGCAAATGGCTTTGCCAAGAGCGAAGGTTTCCCAGTTGATGAGAATGGTGGCAGCGTGAACGACCGAGACTATGAGCGTGACAAGGATGCACAGCAGATCACTCGTGACATAGCTAACAAATATGATAGCCGTGCCATGCAGACTCCTGTTGTCGTGTCGCAAGATGGTGTTGTCCTCTCTGGTAATGGTCGAACAATGGCAGGAGAACTTGCAGCCGCACAAGGAACGGATGCAGAATACAACGAGCATCTGGCGAAATATCCTACACAGTATGGCTTCACGTCAGAGCAGGTGAAGGGTATGCAGCATCCTCGTGTCGTGTTTGTTCCCGATGCCGCTATGCCATACACGGCAGACACCTTCGCAAAGTTCAATCAGCAGGAAATGAAGGGTCAGAGCAAGACCGAACATTCGGTAAAGTTAGGCAAGGTAGTTGACGACGAGACCTTCAACCGCATCATTAGCCTTATCAATCGCTTTGATACTCTTGGTGACTTCTATGCCGATTTCGCAGCAAGTCGTGAAGCTATTGGCGAGCTGTGCAAGTGTGGTGCTATCAGTCGTCCGCAAATGGCAGAAATGATTGACGGTGACGGTCTTAGTGCCATTGGCAAGGAGACATTGGAAAACATGTTGATAGGCAAGGCTTTCGAGAGCAAACCCGATGCTGTGCGTGAGGCTACCGAGTTCAAGCAGATGCGTCAGACCATTATCCAGGCACTTGCAGAGATTAGCAATAACATCAGTTTTGGCAAGGACTACTCGTTGGAGTCGGAACTTGCAGAGGCTATTGATCTGGTTTACAATGCTCGCAAGAGTGGCTTCAAGGCAGGTGACCGTGTCAGTTCGTATGCACGTCAGCAGCAGTTTGACTTCTATGGTGTGCCTTCTACCGTGGCAGACTATAAGAACGCCACCATGCTGATGATTGCCGACATCTTGAACGACAACCGTAGCACCCTCTTAAAGAAATACCTGCAACTGTACAACACCAATGCAAAGGATGCAGCCAACGGACAGTTGGACATCTTCAGTGGTACAGTGGAAAGCAAAGAAAGTATTCTCAACGACATAAACGAATTGTTAAACTATGGAACAGAAGAAGAACAAAAGAAAGCAGCTCAAGAAGCCGTCGAAAAGCGTAAAGCAGAGAGCGTGGCAGAAGCTGGTGTTGTCGACAATGGCAGCGAAGGAAGCAATGAAGACAACGACCGAGTAGAGGAAACTCCTGCAGAGCAGGCTCCAACTGAGCAAGAAGGAAGTAAGCCAGTAATGTCTCACGATGAGAAGATGGCGTTCATGCGCCAATTCCTCGAAGATACAGCAGGCGATATGCGTCTTCTTGATGTTGTGACCGACGAGGAGATGCAGAAACTTATCGACCTCTACGATGCGTGGGAGGTAGTGAACGACGGCTTGGGCGCAGCCCATGACGCTAACGATGCACTCCTCAATGACAAGAACAAATCCATTGCACAAAAGGCGAAGGAAAACATTGAGACAGCCGAAAATGCTGCTAATGCCGCTTTTGCCCCAGTGGAGGACTACTACAATGAGTTGCTGAACACCCATAACATTGAGGACGAAGAAGGTGATGCCGACGAAGTTTCTGCTTCGTCGGCTGAAACACCTCTCTCTGATGCTATTTCCGCAGCAGAAGCCGAGACCGACCAGAACCCGACCGACGGACAGAAGGAGGCAGGCAACTATAAGAAGGGTCATGTGCAGGTGGGTACATTCGACATTACCATTGAGAACCCGAAAGGTAGCGTGCGTAGAGGCAAGGATGCCAACGGTAAGGAATGGGAAAGCAAGATGAACAACACCTACGGCTACTTCCGTGGTACAGAAGGTGTGGATGGTGATCACATTGATGTGTTTATCTCTAACGACATTGACGGTTGGGATGGACGCAAGGTGTTCGTCGTTGACCAGTACAACCCAGACGGCAGCTTTGACGAGCACAAGGTGATGCTTGGCTTCAATGATGCAGACGATGCAAAGAGCGACTATCTTGCCAACTATGAGAAAGGTTGGGAAAATGGTCGTAGAATTGACGTGTCTGCTGTGAACCTCGAAGACTTTGAAAAGTGGATTGCATCAAGCAAGCGCAAGACAAAGGCTTTTAGCGAGTATTCATTGGTGAAGAAAGAGACGGTCGGCAACTCCTTTGACGATTTCGTCCGTGATAGTGGAGGTGAGGTTATACCTAATGGCGTAACTCGTTCTAATGTTATCAACTTTGCTGAAAGAGTACTTGAAAAATATCCTTCACACACCGAAAGCTATGACACATACAATGCCATGCGAACAGATGTTGAGATACCAGCCGACAAGTTGTTCAAATCGGAAAGTGATTGGTTCACTGCAAAGAATGGAAACTCTATTGCCGTGAATGATACACAGGCTAAGGCTTGTTATGAGCTTGTTGCTCACAAAGATGCACAGGGTCATTTGAAGTCTGTGTCTGTAATAAAGTATCATAGCTTTGATAATGTTTTGACAGATGAGGAGGTTGTGGCTATTACAGATGCGATGAAGGCTAATGCTACGGTTGCTCCTACTGTTGAAATTAACGATGCGAACTGGAAGGAGTCGGTTGATACTCCTATTGGTGCTGTAAAGATGGGAGAAAACCAAAAGGCTAAACTATTTGCCAAAGGCAGAGAGCAGCAGTATGGTATGCTCCTTGAAACACTCTCTAATCCAGATGTTGTACTTGAAGAAAAGGATAAGGAGCAGAATATGTTCCATGAACGTCCTTCTTCATATCTCTTTGTCAAGACATTCCAAAAGGAAGACGGTTCAAAGTTTGTACACTTTGAGAGCGTGACGGTATCGCAGGAAGGAATGGAGGTTTCTATTAGTTCTCATGTAATTCGTGAGAACCAGTTGAAAAATAAGTTGAAGAGTGATAGGTTGCTTTATAAAGCGACTGCACTCGATGCACCTGCCAATACATCCGCAGAGCAACCTATCGTTGGTGGCAGCCTTTCTTCTGATGGCAAAGATACAGAAAAGGATTCATCCGACCAAGAGAATGGCGTTAAATCGTTCAAAATCACACCTAAAGAGTACACAACCAAGCGTGGCAAGAAGTTAGCGATGCATCTTGTGACGTTTGAGAGTGAGCTAAGTAAGGAGCAGATGAACGCAGCCAAGAAACTTGCAAAGGATGCTAAAGGTTGGTGGAGCAAGGAAGACGGTGGCTTCTTGATGCGAGACATGGAGAGCGCACAGAAACTGGCAGATAGCGTGCTTGACGATGCTGATGCCGTTGCAGATGCGCAGCCAGTATCGCTTACAGACATGAAGGAGGCTGCTGGTGAGCTTGACCCACGTTATCGTAAAGGCTGGGATGGCGACTATGATAAGTGGAAGAAACGGCAGGACTACTTGGACGAGGTAGAACGCAAGGAAAAGGCTGTTGCATCCGAAGGTAGAGAGCCTTACTATATCGCTCTGAACGACTCATACGGTCAGAGAAATGGTCAGTTTGTCAAGGTATGGTTGAAGCCAGAAGAGGTTGAAACCATAGACGGTGAGAAGAAGTTTGCAGGCAAAGACTTGTGGACTGAAAAGCAGGCTTGGCACAGCGAGGAAGGTTTCTCTGTTGTTCGTACGGAATACAATGGTGATGCTATTCTCAAAGAAAAAGCAGAAGCAGAAAAGAAAGCCCAGCCTTCAAAGACCGATGAAACTCCTAAAAGCGAGCCAAAGGATAGTGGCAACAAGCTGGTGACCGATGAACGCTATGCAGAGTTGAAGGCTCGTATGCGCAAGAAGTTGGGACAGCTCAATGTTGGCGTAGACCCCGAAATGCTTGCAATCGGTACTGAAATGGCTGTTTACCATATCGAGAAGGGCGCACGCAAGTTTACCGAGTATGCCAAAGCTATGATCGAGGATTTGGGTGAAGCAATTCGCCCATACCTCAAAGCCTTCTACAATGGTGCCCGAGACCTACCAGAGGTTGAAGCCAATGGCTGGAGTGAAGACCTTACCCCATACGACGAGGTTCGCACAATAGATATTGCCAACTTCGACAAGCCTTCCGTTGATGCAATGGCAACAGCAGAAATGGTAGTCAAGGAGCAGGAAGCAGAGCAGCAAGCAGAAGAAACAAAGAAACAGATTAGTGAAACACGAAACAAAAACAGAAATGAAACCAAACAGCAAACAGCAGCAGATACGCAAGCTATTACAAGCGAAGCAACAGCTATTGCAAGCGAAACAGAAAGCGTTATCCGCACTGGAGAAGAGAACGCCATCAACGAGCAAGTAGGCAAGATAGACGAAGCTCTTGATAAAGTAAATAACCAACTCGCCTTACTTGGCTATTATGAAGCCGACGAAGAGGAAAAGGATTACAACGAGGCAACGGGCTATATGCGTAATGCTGAACATAAAGCAGTAAAGGACGCAGGAAACCTTGCAAGTCGTTTGATAGATGATCTTGGACTCGACCGCTTTGAGGCTACTCACTCTGATAAGACTGACAAAAAGGGCAATCGCAAAACGAAGCCCCTTGCATCGGCAAATATAGCTCCCGTGGGTGGTGACGTTTCAATTCGCCTTCCTTTGGAAAAAGGACGTGAGTTGTATTTGACAATTGGACTTGAACCAAGAGCTGCAAAGGGTGTCGAAGGATATGATGGTAGTAATCTTGAAGTAACTCGCATCGTGTATCGTGTTGAAAACCCTAATGGTACAGAACGATATGGAAACAACAAGTGGGTTGCAGAAGACATTACTTATGCCGACTTATTGAAAGGCATCCAGTACGAGGCTCGTGATTATCTTCCAAAGCGTAACGACACTACTGCTAAAAAGCCAAAGGCATCGAAGAAAGTTAAACAAGAACCACAGATAGGCGATTTATTTGCAAGTCTGTCTGATAACAATGTAGATAACAATGAAGAAACTAACGTACAAGCTCGCTCCTCTAAAGAAGGGGGAGAGGGACAACAACGCCAGCAGGATGCGCAGATGGGAGGAAGCGCAGGGAATGAAGCTGAAAGAACTGACGGACGAGGAATGGGTGGACGTGATTCACGTAATACTGAGTCTGACGGAACAGGAAGCAAGGGATTATCTCGACCATCTGAGAGCAAGCAAGGTGTAACTCCTGGTGAGAAGAAGAACGTGAACAACAACCATGCGGAACGTGGCAAGGACTATGCTCCAAAGGGTGTAGATGCTCGTATAGATGCGAACATCAAAGCTATTGAGCTAATGCAGAAACTGATGCAGGAAGGCAAGCAAGCCACACCTTCCCAGATGAAAGTTTTGCGCCAGTTCAGCGGTTGGGGCGGTCTTGGCAAGGCATTCGTCGAGAAAGAAGATTGGAGCAATCCTACCGCCAAGCGTTTGAAAGAGCTGCTTGGGGATGAAGCCTACGCACAAGCCGAGTTGAGCCGCAATAGTGCCTACTACACTCCTGCAAGTGTCATTGATACGATGTGGGATATAGCCAGAGCTTTAGGTTTCAAGGGTGGCAAGGTGCTTGAAGGTTCAGCAGGTATCGGTAACATCATTGGTGCCATGCCTACCGATATGAGCGAGCGCAGCAATATTCAAGCAGTGGAGGTTGACGAGACAACTGGCAACATACTGTCATTGCTTTATCCCGATGCAAAGGTTGATGTGCAAGGCTTTGAAGCAACAAGAGTCCCTAATGGTAGCGTTGATTTAGCAATCACCAATGTGCCGTTTGTGGCTGGTATGCGTGTGAAAGACGAGACAGGCGATAGCGACCTTGCCAAGAAATTCTACATACAGGACTTCTGCATTGCCAAGAACGTGCGCAAACTCCGTGAAGGAGGTATTGGTATCTTCATCACCTCTAACGGTACACTCGACAGCAGTCAGAAGCTCCGCAACTGGCTTGTGAACGAAGGCAATGCCGATGTTATAGGTGCCTTCCGTCTGAACAACCAAACGTTTGGCGGTACTGGTGCCACCTCTGACATCATCGTCATTCGTAAGCGAGTGAACGGCAAGAAGTCTGCTAATGCCATTGATGTAAGCACCGTGAGCGCAGAGCGTGCCGCCACCTTTGAAGACCCTAAGACCGATAAGGAACGCACCGTATCAATGGACTACAACAAGTATTTCATTGAGCATCCCGAATGTATGGCAGGTGAAATGCGCTTCGGTTTCGAGAACAAAGACTTCTACCGTCCGACGAGCAAGGCACTCTACCCAGTGAAGGGCAAGAACCAAAATGAAATGCTTGCAGCATGGATGAAGACCTTTGAGGGTATGAAGGAAGATGCAGTTAGCGAGACAACTCCTGCATCATCCGAGTCAGTGTATGAAGACCTTGGGGATGATGTGAAGGAAGGTTCACTCGTTCTTGACAAGGACGACAAGCTCTGTATTGCCCAATACGGCAAAGCCGTGCCTCTTGCAGTCAATGCCAACAAGGTAAAGGGTACTACGAAGGCAGAATGTTTCCGCAGGTACCAGGCGATAAAGGGCGCACTTGCAGATGTACTCTCCTATCAGACCGAGAACGAGAGTGACAATGGTCTGCAGCCGTTGCTTGATAAGTTGAACGATGCCTTTGACAACTTCGTTAAGACCTACGGACACTTGCATAAGAACACAAGTATATCGTTCTTGAAGAATGACGTAGACTTCCCGACAATCCTTGCATTGGAGAAATACAGCGAGGTTGGCGACAAGAACGGCAAGAAAGTTGAAAAGTATGACAAGACCGACATCTTCAGTCAGCGTGTCGTTGAGAAGGAGAAGGCTCCCGATCCAAAGAACGTGAAGGACGGCATCATTGCCAGCATCTACCAATATGGACGCATTGATGTTCCTTATATTGCCAACAAGTTAGGCAAGAGTGAGGAAGACGTGAAGAAAGAAATCGTAGAGAAAGGCTTAGGCTATGAGAACCCTGCCACCATGCAGATGGAGGTGTCGTATGAATACCTAAGTGGAAACGTGCGTGAGAAGCTGAAACAAGCAGAAGAAGCCAATACCGACGGCAAGTATTCTGCCAACGTAGAAGCATTGCGCAAGGTAATTCCTATGGATATTCCTTCTCACTTGATAGAGTTCACTTTAGGTAGCTCTTGGGTAGATCCAAAGTTATACACAGACTATATCAAGGAGCGTACCGACGTAGATGTTCAACTCACCAATGTTGGCGGTACATGGTTTATGAAGACCCCATACTACACCAGCTACGAGAAGAACAAGGCTATGGGCGTGCGTGGACAGGTGGTGCAGAAGCTGATACTTGGCACAGACCTTATAGAAGCAGCGTTGCAGAACAAGACTATCACCGTCAGCGAGACACATACTGTTGGCTATGGTTCCAGCAAGACAACTGAAACTATTACTGACAAGGAGGCAACACAGGCATGTTCCGCAAAGATAGACGAGATAAGAGCCGACTTCAAGGAGTGGGCACGTCAGAAGATGCAGAACGATGCCGACATGTCGGAACGCATAGAGCGCACCTACAACGAGCAGTTCAACAACTACGTTCCTCTTACCATCAGCGACGAGTTTGTTCCAGAGTATTTCGGTGGTGCCAACCATAAGTTCAAGATGCGCCCTCACCAGGCGAAGGCTATCATCCGTGGTACGATGCAGCCGTTGTTGCTTGCCCATGAGGTGGGCACTGGCAAGACGTTCACCCTCATCAGCACAGCAATGGAGATGCGCAGACTCGGCACAGCCAAGAAGCCAATGATTGTTGTTCAGAACGCTACCGTTGGTCAGTTCGTGGCAAGTGCAAAGGAGCTATACCCTAATGCAAAGGTGCTCACATTGGAAGACAAAGACCGAGACAAGGAAGGCAGAAAGAATTTCTACGCCAAAATCAAGTACAATGATTGGGATATGATTGTTGTACCCCAGTCGGTATTTGAGCGCATCCCCGATAGTGAGGAGCGTCAGATGCGTTTCATCCAAGACAAGATAGATGAGAAGATGATGGTGTTGGAGCAGATGCGTGAAGCCGACTCCGACAATGACAGAAATCCTATTATCCGTCAAGCCGAGAAGGAAATCGAGAAATGCAAGGACGAAATGGGAGCCTTAGCAGAGGCGTTGGCAGGCAAGCGTAAGCAGCGTGACGGCAAGAAAGAAGCCGTTGCAAAGCAGAACGCATCCGTAAAGGCAAAGGAAATGCTTGACCGTCAGACTGACGACGTGGAAGACTTTGACGATATGGGCATTGATGCCCTTCTCGTTGATGAGGCTCACGAATACAAGCATCTTGGTTTTGCTACTGCCATGCAGCGAGGAGTGAAAGGTATCGACCCCTCGTTCTCAAAGAAGTCGCAAGGCGTGTATCTGAAGACCCAAGCCGTACTGGAGAAGAACAATGGACGTAATGTTATCTTCGCTACTGGTACACCTATCAGTAACACAGCAGCCGAGATATGGACGTTCATGCGTTACTTGATGCCAGCCGACACAATGAAGGCATACGACATCTACTACTTCGACGACTTTGTGCGCAACTTCGGTAATCTGACACAGATGCTGGAGTTCAAAACCAATGCAAAGTTCCAAGAAGTAAACCGCTTCGCTGGATATGTGAACCTTCCCGAGTTAGTTCGCATCTGGTCGAGCGTTGCTGATACCGTGCGCACTGATGAAGCAAAAGCCGTAAAGGACAATGTTCCCGACATTGAAGGTGGACAGGCGCAGGACATCTATCTTCCTCAGACCCGTGCTCTACGCAGCATCATGAAGTTTGTGAAAGAGCAACTCAACGAGTACGACAAGATGAGTGGCAAGGAGAAGAAGGAGAACAGTCATATACCTTTGACCATGTACGGCATAGCCAAAGCAGCAGCCGTTGATGCTCGTCTTGTTATGGCAGATGCCGAGGATGATAAGAACAGCAAGACCAATGAAGCCGTGCGTCAGACCTTACGCTCTCTCAAAGAGACCGCCAAGTATAACGGCACCGTTGCTCTGTTTGCCGACAACTATCAGAACAAGCACAGCGGTTTCAACCTCTACGAAGACATTAGAAAGAAACTCATCGAGCAAGGTGTGCCAGCCGAGCAGGTGGTAATCATCCGTTCTGGTATGTCTATCAAGAAGAAGCAGGAAATCTTCGACAAGGTGAACCGTGGCGAAATTCGTGTGATTATGGGTAGTACCTTCACACTTGGTACAGGCGTGAACATTCAAGAGCGTTTGCACACCCTCATACACTTGGATGCACCAAACCGTCCAATGGACTACACTCAGCGCAATGGTCGAATTGCACGTCAAGGCAACCTGCATAAGGTAATGGGTATTCCAATCCGCATCTTACGTTTCGGTGTGCAGGACTCACTCGACGTTACCGCATATCAGCGACTGAAGACAAAGGGAGCCATTGCCGACTCAATCATGAAGGGCAAGTCAATGTTGCAGAACAGCATGGAAGACCGTAGCATGGAGGAGGATGAAGACGTATTCGGTGACACCGTAGCACAGCTTTCGGGTAGCCAGTATGCCATGCTGAAGAACCAAGCCGAGCGTGAGGTTCGCAAGTATGAGAGCAAGAAGAAGCAATGGGAAGCCGACCAGACCTACGTCCACAATGCTATTCCTCGTATCAATCGAGAGATTGAGCGTGCTGAAGAAAGAGCAGCTACCGCTCAACAGCAGTTGGATGCCATTGCAGCCGCCTTTGGTGAAAATGCGACACCTACAATCAAGGTAGGCAAGAAGACCTATGCAGACATCAACGCCATGTCAGACCTTTTTGTTGACCTCAATAAAAAGGTAAACGAGACAGCCGAAGAAATGCGTAAGTCGAGTGGTGAAGATATGCGTACACGCAAGGTAGATGTTCAGATTGGCGATGTCACCTTCACTATAACCACCACCCAGAAGAAGGAGTTGGTGAACCATTATGGTGCAGTGGACACTAAGATTTCACGCAGCATCACCTATTCGTGCCCCGAACTTGGTTTGGAAAACGAGAAAGGCGGTGCTTGGTTCAAGAACGCCATCGAGGACATCTTCGAGAACGTTGTTAGTGGTGACAGCTTCCGAGAAGAGCTAACCCGAAACATCAACTTGGCTGAACGTATGAAAGGCGAGCTGGAGCAGGTGAAGAGCCGTGAAGGACAGCCCTTCCAGTATGACAAGGAACTATCCGAGGCATACGAACATCTTGAAGAGTACACCGAGCTTATGAAGAAGGAACTCGAAGAGAAGGAGCAGAAGTATGCCGAAATGGATAGCGAGGTAGAAGCAGCTACTGGAGTGACAGAGGCAGATGAAGCCGACGAGGACACGGACGACGACAAGCGTTTCCGTGACTCGTTGCCCGATGCAACAGCAGAGGATAAAGACCTCCGCTATTCACTCCGTGAGCAGACCGCCCCTAAACACACGAAGACCGCCTATGCCGTGTTCATCGTAAAGCAGCATGAGGATGGCAGCGTAACCCTTCATCCAAAGATGATAGCAGACGAGGCAGTTGGCGCACCACCTCACACTTGGCTCAATGCCGACACTGGAAAGATAAAGCGAGACAAGCAAGGCGAGCCAATTCAGAACACAAGAGGCAGAGTGAGCGTGCGAGACGCAAAGGGCGCACCCCTTGCATGGAGACCAGGCAAGCACCTTGCCGCTTATCCTAACGCATCGCAGTTTGCCGTAGAAGGCGACACAAAGGGAGTTCGTGACCGTCTTCCCGATAACGTAGTGTTCTTCGAGGTGGAATATGCAGCCGACCGAGACTATCAGTTGGAAGCGTGGGAGTATGGTGTGAATGGTAACGGCAAGTATGAACACAGTCAAGCAGGACTACCTTACATACCGAAGGACGGTTATTACATCTACCGCACCAATGCCAACCCGAACATTCCTGCCATGATCATCACTGGAGCCTACCGTGTGAAGCGTGCCCTTACCGATGAGGAAGCGAAGAAACTCAACCAAGAAGCAGGTGGTGACTGGTACGAAAGAAAGAGTGGTGAGCCAATGACAGCAGAACGTCTGAAAGAGTTGGGACTTGACGAGGCAGGCTTGCAGCGTAAGGCAGAGACCTTCGACTACAACGAACTGGAGCCAGCTCATGACGAAAGTTCGGTAGCCATGTCAATGCCTGGTTATGTTCGTAGAGACCTCGACTTCACCGACAAGAACCTTCTGAAAGCAATCAAAGAGAACAAGCAGGACGCAAGTTACTACAAGAGTCTCTATGAACAGCAGAAGAAGGACGAACGTCAGCGAGAGCAGACCGCCTTTGAAGACGGACAAGTTCTACCTATCGAATTGGACTGGAGAAATGGAGGTTATAAGGTAGAAGGACTGAACGCAATCTTTGCCAACAAGGACAGACTTTTAGATGCTTTCCGTACCAAATATGAGAGCTATGTCGCCACCATGACAAGTGACGGCAACAGTATAGAGGTTAGTCCGTGGCGCAGTGTACTTGCCGAGACCAGGAAACCACGTCGTAGAAACGGTAATCCTACCAAAAAAGAGCAAGCAAAAGCCGCCTTCATAGAACGTGAGACACGCAGAGCCGTGGAAAGCGTGAGTGATGTGGCAAAAAAACTTGGCTTGAATGTGGAGGTGAAGACCGACACCGAGGGACTTACTGGCAGACGTGCCCGAGCTAAAGGTTGGTATGACACGAAGACAGGCAAGATAGTAATCATCCTTCCTAACCATACAAGCGGACAGGACGTTATGCGCACCATCCTGCATGAGGGTGTAGCACACCACGGACTCCGTGAGTTGTTTGGCGAGGACTTTGACACATTCTTGGAGAATGTCTATAACAACGCCAGCAAGGAGATACGAGAAGCAATCAACAGACTTGCCGCCAAGAACGACTGGGACTTCAAGGTCGCAACCGAGGAGTATCTTGCAGGCATGGCAGAAGACACGAACTTTGACCGTGCCGAATATCAGAGTTGGTGGGGCAAGATAAAGTTCCTCTTCCTCGATATGCTTAGAAAGGCAGGACTCGTTCTTAACAGAACCCTTACTGATGCCGACCTTCGCTATATCCTATGGCGCAGTTATCGCAACTTGAACGACAAGGCAGAGAACAGCATCATCCGTGAAGCAGAAGACATAAGCAAGCAAATGGACTTGAAGGTTGGAAACTTCGCAGATGAGACTGGCAACTCCGCAGCTTCGGTAGCCGATGGCGACAGCTATATGTATCGTGACGGTGATGTAATGGACGAGCGAGACCGAGCCATTGTGCGAGACCGCTACGAGCGTACTATACAAAGCGGTATGTATCAGTTCCGTGAAGCCGTGCAGGATAGTATGTTGTCATTGCGCAGACTGATGGAGCACATTGCAGAAGCCACTGGTGAGAAGGTTAAGGATTTCGAGAACGCTTACATGGCAGAGAACGCCCTAAGTTCAAAGAACCATGCCGAGCAGGACATCTACGGCAAGTTGCTGTTTAACCCTATGCTTGACGAGATACACAACCTTGCAAAGGAGAATAGCAGCCGTGACGAGGTCACTCGGTACATGATGGCAAAGCACGGATTGGAACGTAACGAGGTCATGGCACGACGAGCCGCAGAGCAGACAGCAATGGACGAGTTAGGCAAGGACTTGCGAGCAGCCGAGCGAGCCGTACAGAACGACCCACTTGACCAAGACGCACTCGATGCCCTTGATGATGTGAAGCAGCGTATACAAGACCGAGTAGACGAGCTGTATAAGGAGAACCGTGAACGTGACTATGGCGGTATCACTGGACTCATGGGCGAAGACGACCTTGCAACTGCCGAGTCGTTAGCCAAGCAGTTTGTCCTCACCTTTGAAGGCGACCACGATGTAGACCAACTCTGGGGAAGAGTAAACGCCTGCACCAAAGCTACATTGGAGAAGACCTACAAGGCAGGCTTGCTGAGTAAGGCAGGCTTCGATGAAATCAACAGCATGTACGAATACTACATACCGTTGCGAGGCTTCGACGCAACCACCAGTGACGAAGTGTATAGCTATCTGACACATGAGAAGAGTGGTTTCAGCAGTCCATTGAAAAAGGCAGAAGGACGTAAGAGCATAGCCGACGACCCAATAGCGACCATTGCAAACATGGCAGACTGTGCCATTGTGCAGGGCAATCGCAATATGATGAAGCAGAAGTTCTTGAAGTTTGCCATGAACCATCCGAGCGATGCCGTCAGCATAAACAAGATGTGGCTCCGCTACGATGATGTGCAAGACCAATGGGAAGCCGTAACCGCCAACATCGACGAGAACGATAGTGCAGACGATGTACTTGCAAAGACCGAAGCCTTCGAGGAGCAGATGCGCCAGCTTGCAGAGGCAGACCCCGACCATTACAAGCGAGGCAAGGATGCAGCCAACATACCTTACATTACACTTGGCAAGAACCTCAACGAACACCAAGTTCATGTGAAAATGGGAGGAGAGGATTATATCTTAACCATCAATGGTAGTCCGAGAGTGGCGCAAGCCCTCAACGGACTTACCAATCCCGACAACGAGAACACAGGTGCCGTTGGTGCAATCTTGAAGATGGGCGAATATGTGAACCGTCAGATGTCAGCCTTCTATACGACTCGCAACCCCGAGTTCGTGTTGAGTAACTTCCTTCGTGATGCGATGTATGCCAACAGCACCATGTGGGTAAGAGAGACACCGAACTACGCCATCAAGTTCAACAAGAACTTCTTGAAGTGCAATCCTGCTATGCTCTATAAGCTATTGCAGAAGCACAACAGCGGAACACTTGACATGAACAACGAAATGGAGCGAGCCTTCCACCAGTTCATGATGAATGGCGGTGAGACAGGCTACACCGTAGTTAAGGACATCGAGAAGCAGAAGAAGCTCATCAAGAAGTATGTGCGCATGAAGGATGCAAGCATCCCTGCCGAAGCAGCATGGAAATTTCTTGGTGACAAGCTGGACGACATCAACCGCAGCGTAGAGAACTGTGCTCGTTTTGCTGCCTATCTTACCAGTCGCCAAATGGGACGCAGTGTAGAGCGTAGCGTATGGGATGCAAAAGAAGTGAGTGTGAACTTCAACAAGAAGGGCGCAGGCAGTACGTTCTTGGGCAAGACTGGTCAGACAAAGTTCGGCAATTTAGGAGCCTTCACAAGCGGAATAGGACGCAGCTTCTATGTATTCTGGAACGCAGCCGTACAGGGTACGACCAACTTTGCAAGTCTTCACAAGCACCATACCGCCAAAGCCCTTGCAATGGATGCAAGTTTGTTCCTTCTTGGTGCCATGCTTGCAGGTATTGGTGGTGGTGACGATGATGATTACTGGAACCTACCCTCGTATGTTCGTCGTAGCAACATCTGCTTCAAGATACCAGGCACAAAGAGCTTCTGCAGTATTCCTCTTGGCATCGAGCAACGAGCCATCTACGGACTTGGAGAGCTATTCAGCAGCGTAGCCAGTGGCAAGGAGCGCATGAGTGGCAAGGAGATAGCCAAAGAAATAGCAGGCTCAATGTCTTCAATGCTACCTCTCGACCTTATGGAGAGCGATGGTGATATGAGTTGGTCAACCGTTTCACCTTCATACGTCAAGCCATTTGTTGAAAACGCCAACAACAAAGACTGGAAGGGAATGCCAATCTACCGCAAGACTCCTTACAACGAGGATGATCCCGAATGGACAAAGGCAAGTAAGCGTACCAATCAGTTGGTAGTTGATTTCTCAAAGTGGTGCAACGAGGTTACTGGAGGCGACGATGTGAAGCGAGGTTGGGCAAACTGGAACCCTTCTAAGTTGGAACACTTATTTGAAGGAGTCTTCGGTGGAATATCAACCACAGTCAACAAGATGGTTAAGGCAGGCGAGATGGTTGCAGGAAAGCAAGATTTCGACTGGAGCAACATCCTCTTGGCAAGCCGTGTTATCAAGAGTGGCGACGAGAATGCCGCAGCCAAGCGATATAATGACGAGTACTGGAAGTATTGCGGAGAGTATCGTGAGACCAAGCGACTTGTAGACCACTACGAGAACCAAGACTCAGAAGGTATCATTGGTGCAGCCGAGAAACTTGACTTCATGTATAACTCACCCGAATACGGACGTTACGAGATTGTGGACGAGTATTACTACGATGTGAAGGAACTCAGCGACGAACTTAAAGAGACCACAGACGACCAAGAGCGTAAGGAACTCGAAGCGGAGATAAACACTCTGAAGCAAGAAATGGTAATGCGCATCCGAGCCTTTGACGATGCGAGAAAGAAGTAAGCATAAATAAATAAAAAGCGTGTGTGACATTGGTGTTGTATATTTGCACACCAATGTTCACACACTCATAAAACAAATAGTTATGACGGAAAGACTTTTACCTATGAGCCGTATCCGAGCGCAAATCCCGACCCTTGATACGGTGGCATACTCAAAGGCTCACAATAGCGGTAGAGCCTTTGAGATACTTGCGGAGGCGCAGATGTACTGGAATAACATGTACCTCTTCCGCAAGGACAGAGAGCGCAACAAGCGTTACTGTTATGGCGACCAATGGAAAGACCGCATCAAGGTTGACGGAGAATGGATGACCGAGGAGGAATATATCAAGCAGCAAGGCAACGTTCCTTTGAAGAATAACCTCATCCGCAGACTTGTCAATACCGTGCTTGGTGTGTATCGTCAGCAAGCGAAGGAGCCAATCTGTACAGCTCGTGACCGTGACGAGCAGAAACTTGGCGAGACAATGAGTACAATACTCCAGTGCAACATGCAGTTGAACCGCATGTCGGACGTGTATGCTCGTACAATGGAGGAGTATCTTATAAGCGGTCTTGCCGTTCATCGTAAATGGTTTGGTTGGCGTAATGACAAGTTGGACTGTTGGACAGACTATGTTCAGCCCAACAACTTCTTCATAGACTCAAACATGCGTGATTTCCGAGGTTGGGACTGCAACTTCATCGGTGAGGTGCATGATATGAGTTATGAGACGCTTCTACAGAAATATGCAGAAAGCCCAGCCGACGTTGAGCGACTTAAAAACATATACTCATGGTGCCATGACCGCCATTTGTTTCAGTCGTATATGCAGAACTTCGGTTACAGCTCAATAAAGAACCTCGACTTCTTTGTTTGCAGCGACAACACACGATGTCGTGTAATCGAGGTATGGCGTAAAGAGAGCAAGCCACGTTACAGTTGTCACGATCCAAACAATGGCGACGTATATAAGATTGACGTTGAGGACTATCACGATATGGTGGAAGTTGTCAATAACGACCGTATGAGACGTGGACTTGAGCAAGGCATGAACATTGACGACATTCCGCTTATCAAAGCCAAGTGGTTTATGGACGATTACTGGTACTACTACCACTTGACCCCGACAGGCGAGATTCTTAGGGAAGGTGAAACTCCATACGAGCACAAGAGCCACCCTTACATCTTCAAGGCGTACCCATACATTGACGGAGAGATACACAGTTTTGTGAGCGATGTCATAGACCAACAGCGTTACACCAACCGCCTCATCACTCTATACGACTGGATTATGCGTGCGAGTGCTAAGGGCGTGTTGCTGTTCCCCGAAGAGTGTCTGCCTAAAGGCATGGACATCAACGACATTGCCGACGAGTGGAGCCGCTTCAATGGTGTTATTGCTATCAAGGCAAAGAACACGAAGATGCTTCCGCAGCAGATAGCCAACAACTCAACGAATATCGGCATCACCGAATTGCTGAACTTGCAACTAAAGTTCTTCGAGGAGATAAGCGGAGTGAACGGAGCTTTGCAGGGCAAACCAGGCATGAGTGGCATGAGTGCTTCGCTGTACTCACAGCAGACACAGAACGCCACCACCTCGTTGCTTGACCTGTTAGAGTCGTTCAGCCAGTTTGTTATTGACGGAGCCTATAAGGATGTGAAGAACATACAGCAGTATTACGACTCGAAGCGTGTGTTCAATATATCTGGCAGAAGTGGCACACAGATAGAGTACGACCCGAAGAAGATTAGAGACATCGAGTTTGACTTATCAATCGTGGAGAGCACCAGCACACCTGCCTACCGCATGATGGCAAACGACTTCCTTATGGAGATTTGGCGCAGCAACCAAATCAGCTTGCAGCAGTTGCTTGAACATGGCGACTTCCCATTTGCCGACGAGTTGTTGCAGAGCCTCAACAGTCAGCAGGAGCAGTTGGAGAATGGTCAGACCCCAGAGGCATTGTCACCAGAGATTATGAAACAAGCACAGCAGGGTGCAAACATGGATGCCGTAAACAAGGCATGGGGCATGTTGCGTCATGCTGCATAATAAATGAACTATCAATCTTCCATATCTATGATAGCAAAGGACACAAAGACAAGAGGAGAGGCTGCATCCGTTCGCAATGCAGCCGCCCTTGTCGTGTCTGAAAACGTAGCCAAGCTAATAGCGTTGAACCGTATGCGCAATGCCGAGATACGTTCCAAGTTCAACCCTATCACTGGTGAGGGCAGCATAGGCGAAAGGAAGAAAATAGAGATAGAAGATTTCCCCTTTCCTGTTCAGTACGTTCCTTTGTCGATGCTAAAGGTGCCACTTGTGCAGCAGCTCTTAGAGGCAGGAAGCATCCGTAAATTCTTGGAGGACTACATGAATGTGGAGTATTCCGAGGAAGACAAGGAAAAGGTAATAGAGCAATTTGTTCGGCTTCGAGCGAAGCACGACTTCGCATTTTGGGCTGCAATGTACGTTTTCATCAAACAAAAAGGAGGTGGTGAGGACGTACATTTTCGTTTGAACCGACCGCAGCGCAAGTTGATAATGCGCTTTGAGCGTCGCAGATTGCAGGGCAAACCAATCCGTTTAATCCTTCTGAAAGCACGTCAGTGGGGAGGCAGTACCGCCACACAGATATACATGGCGTGGTTGCAGCTCGTACATAAGGTAGGTTTGAACAGCCTTATTGTCGGTCATGTGAAAGATTCCTCTACCGAGGTGAAGGACATGTTCGACAAGCTCATCAAGGAGTATCCTGTAAGTATGCTCTATGAAATGGGCGAAGCCTACAATGAGACAGAGCCAAAGATAGTAGGTGTAGGACAGAGTGGTAACATACATCGTATTCCTCAAAGGAACTGCAAAATAAAGGTAGGCACAGCCGAGAAGCCGAACTCTGCCCGAGGTGGCGACTACAACCTTGTGCATTGTACCGAGGTTGGTCTATGGGTAACGACAGACGGTAAGACCCCCGAGCAGATTGTGCGTTCCGCTTGCTCTGGTATTTTGCTGAAGCCCTACACAATGATTGTGTACGAATCGACAGCTAACGGTACTGGCAACTTTTTCCAACGAGAGTATGATGCAGCCAAAAACAACAAATCACAGTTTGAGGCACTGTTTATTTCCTGGTTTGAGATTGAGCAGTATTCGGCTCCCATTGATAACATCAAGGCTTTTGCCACCAAGCTATGGGAGAACCGCAACAATGCCAATGCAGCCAGTGACCGTGAGGAAAGCGGCAAATACCTATGGTGGTTGTGGGAGCAGGGTGCAACCCTCGAAGCAATCAACTGGTACATATTGGAGCGTAGCAAGTACACAGATCATGGCGACATGGCGAGCGAGTACCCCAGTGATGATGTTGAAGCCTTTGTTCATAGTGGAGCAAGAGTGTTCGACAAATACAATGTTGAGAAGTTCAAGAAGTGCTGCAAGGCACCAAAGTATGTTGGCGACGTGTATGCCGATGGCGACGAAGGCGAGGACGCACTTTGCAACCTCCGCTTCAAAGAAGACAAACAAGGCTTGTTGTGGGTATGGTCAAAGCCAGACGTTGATGATAAAGAAGAAGTCACCGACCGCTATCTTGTTGTTGTAGATATTGGCGGTAGAGGTAAGAAAGCCGATTGGAGTGTTATCGTAGTGTTTGACCGTCTTAACCAAATGGAAGGCGGCAAGCCAGTAGTAGTAGCACAATGGTACGGACACATAGACATGGATATGTTGGCGTGGAAGGCAGCACAGATAGCAGCCTTCTATGACAACGCCCTGCTTGTGATAGAAAGTAATACGCTCGAGACCCACGACAAGGAGCGACAGGTGGACGGTGATATGTCTGGCTATATCCTCAACCAAATAAAGGACGTATATAGTAACCTCTATGCCCGTAAGCAGAGCGACGAAGAGATACAAGAAGGCGAGCCAAAGAAATATGGCTTCCATACCAACGTTGCTACAAAGCCGAAAATCATCAGTACGCTTGTTAAGGTTATCCGTGAGCAGTTATATGTGGAACGAGACTCACGCTGTCTTGACGAGTATCTATGCTACGAGAAGAAAAAGAACGGAGCCTTTGGTGCCATCACTGGCAAGCATGACGACCTGCTAATGACACGAGCCATTGGTTTGCATATCAGTTTCTACGAAATGGAGGTTCCGACCATTGTTCCAAGAGTGAAGCGAAGGGCAGTGAAGCGCAAGCGAGCCATAAGTGCAGCAACAATATAAACGGCAGAAGTGTAAACACCTCCTGCCGTTTATATGCTGTTGAACATGTGTCTCAATCGTTTCTTGTTCTTCTCGTAGAACCGACGCTTAATCTTAGTGACAATAACCCGAGCCGAGTCTGGTGTAAGATAGAATTGTGGAGCAGGCTGACCAACCACTTGTAAGACTATTTCCGAAAGCGGTTTGTTAGGTTGCTCCTTTTTTATGCTGCAAACCCTTCTGTAAATTTCAAGGTACATTTCCCTTGTTGTAGGTCTCATCTTATGCAACGAGTCGCCACGCATCATCTTTCCAATGACGATGCACGCCCTTTCCTCGCTAACCCAAAATCTTGATGCAGGCATGAGTACCACCTTAGTGAAAATTTCAGAAAGCACGATAGTGTCGCATATCGCAATTTGTTCACGATATGCACGCATGAGGTCTTTATCACGTTCCTCTTCATACTCAAATTTACTTCCTTTATGTTTCATTATTAAGTTTCCACCGATGCGGTAAAGTAAGTTGTTTCAGATTGTTATTGCAGCCACTTAACAGTTCAAGTGTATAGACAAAGTTAATGTTTTGTGCTGAAATAAATAAAAGTAATGAACGCCTAAACCATGTTATTTTTGCATCAATAATCATCGAAAAATCAAAGCAAATATGGAAAAGGTTGAAAATAGCCAAGTTAAAAGCAAGCGTGACCAATTCAAGGAGCGCATGAAAGGCAAGTACCCCGACCGTGACTTCGACGACGACGAAGTATTCTTCGGTCAAATCAACGATGATTACGATGATTACGACAAGCAGTTGTCGGGGTACAAGGAGCGTGAGAGCAAGTTCAGTGATATGTTCAGCAGCGACCCTCGTAGTGCTAAATTCCTCATGAACTGGAAGGACGGCAAAGACCCAGCCGTAGAACTCGTCCGCCAGTTTGGTACTGACATTGCCGATGCAATCAACGACCCCGACCGCCAAGAGGAGATTGCCGACGCCAACAAAGAGTTTGTTGAACGTGTCGCCAAAGAGAAGGAACTTGACGGCATCTACCAAAAGAACCTCGAAGAGAGCTTGAAGGTAATTTCCGACTATCAGCAGAAGAACGGACTCAGCGACGAGCAGGTAGACGGAGCAATGGAGTTTCTCATTGGCATTACTCGTGATGCTGTCATGGGCAAGTTCACAGCCGAGACCATTGGTATGGCAATGAAGGCACTGAACTACGACACGGCTGTTGAAGAGGCGAATCACGAAGGCGAAGTGAGAGGCAAGAACACCAAGATTGAGGAGAAGTTGCGCAAGCGACAAAAGGGTGACGGCATTCCTAACCTCAACAGTGGCAAGGGAAGTGGCGCAACTACCCAGCGTTCAAACCGTGGCATCTTCGGTCTTGCAGAGGAAGCCAAGTAGTAAAGCGAGTAAGTAATTATAATTCAAATCCATTAAAATTGTTAAAACTATGGCAGAAGAAGTAAGCGTAGCAACAGGCACCGTAGCCGTAGGTACTGGCACGGCAGGTTTGCAGACCCAGGCAGGTGGCGCACCTGCAACCGTATCGAGTGCAGCCGAAGCAACAGGCGGTATTGATGGCGGTAACTTTGTAGAGGTAGACATCGACGATGAACTTTTTAAGTTCAATTCGGACGACACCCCTCTTATGAACCTCATGCTCAAAGCAAAGAAAGTCAAGATAGACTCTCCCGAGGTAGACCACTTTATGATTGACGAGCCACGCAGCTCTGTAACCACAAGTGCAAAACTTGAAGCCACCACTGGCAACACTGGTATCCTTCAGCTCAGTGCAGAAGACCAGAACATTCCACGCCCATACGGCACCTTGCTTGTTGAAGGCGTAGACGGCTATGCAGAAGACGGTAAGACAAAGACCGTAGGCAAGCCTCTGCAGTTGTTCGTAGTCGGTCACGACCAAGCCAGCGGCAACCCCATTGTGCGTGCCGTGAACGGTCCGAAGACACAGTCCACCGACGAGTATTGTAAGATACCCGAAATCCCAGCAGGCACCGTATGTACCATCCTCTCCAATGCTCTTTATGAGACACAGAAGGAAGTAGACCCCGACCTCATTGTTCCTCAGCCCAGTCGAGTATATCTCCAGAAGCGAGGCATGAACCAGATTGTATCTGACTACTTCGACTCTCAGAAGAAGCGCATCCCATTCACTAAGGCATTGATTGCCGAACAAGCTATTGCGAACTTCAAGGTTCGTGGTAACCGTACCCTTTGGGCAGGTCGCAAGGGCAAGTTCAAGGTGAACGTTCCGAAGTTGGGTATGCAGTATATCTACTTCACCGAGGGCGTGCGTTGGCAGTTCAAGCGTGAGTTGCAGCACAAGGGCAAGTGGACATACGAGAAGTTCATCGCTCTTGCCAAGATGTTCTTCACTGGCGAGGACGTTCCTAAGACCGCCCTTCTCCTTGCAGGCAAGAACCTGCTTGAGGAAATCCAGTGCATCGACTTCTCTAAGCATCCCGAGGTAAACATCACGGTAAAGACCAACAAACTTGGTTGGGAGATTACCAATATCCACACCGTGTTTGGTGACATTGAGATTAAGCGTGAGCCTACCCTTGACCGTCTTGGCTGGAGTAACAGCGGTGCACTGATTGGCGAGGATCGTCTGGTACACTATCAGCGTACAACCGAGCACAGCTTCACCGACCGTGTAGACGGTGAGGAGGCAACACGTACTGGTGTACTCGTTTGGGATGCTCTTGCACTGAAGGGTAGCTGCCACATCTGGATTGACGGTGAAGGCGACGCAGCAACCGAGGGCGCAACAGCCTTCGTTATGTGGGATGCCGAGACCGCACCTGCCGAGGGCGACCTTGTTGCAGGCACCGTATATTATCTGATTTGCGACTGCCCAGGCATCAACGCTAAGGCGCAGAACGGTCAGATGTGGAAGTATGACGGTAGCGCATGGAGCGAGTTCCACGGTGAGGTTATGGCTACTGAAGAGTAGTCGAGCTTATTGCAGTGAAAAGTTAAACAACACTGGGACGGATGGGTCACACCGTCCGCCCCTTTTTTGTTGGTATCGCACATTCAAAAAATAGAATAAAGTATGAACGCAAAAAGAAAAACGTATGGAGTTAGTGGCTACATGGAATGGGTTGCACTCATTGAATGCGGTAAGGCTACGGTGAAAGTACATTTCAGCGGAGGCAGTCTTACAGGCTATGGCGTGACACCTGCCGAGTTCACAACTCAAAATCCTATGACACAGGCAATCATAGAGAACAGCAAGGAGTTCAAGAGTGGCAAGATATTCCTCCTTCGAGAGATAGAGGGCACAGGCAAGTTCAAAGAGTTTGTCCGTGGTCAGCACGCCAATGAAGGAAACCATTTAGGTGGGCAGACAGCAACAGCGAGTGCCATTGCAGGAACAGCTCTTGATGCTAACGGCACATCAAAGACACCAAAAGTAGAGCAAACCGATGCTGACGAGCCTATGGGTGACCCCATCAACGATGAAGAGACGGAGCCAGCCGACGATGAGGAGTCTACTGATGATATGGAAGCAGAAACAGTAGAAGACGGCGAGGCAACCGTAACAGCCGACGGCAAGGCAATCATCGACGTTACTGACCTTGACGATGCTCGTGATTATCTCTGTGAGAATTTTGGCATTGCCCGAAGCAGCCTTCGTAGTAATGTAAGTGTGTATCGTGCTGCAGAAGAGCACAACATCGTGTTCCGTGGCATCGAGTAGTAGTTAATAGTAACGAGGGGCGGTGCTATAACTGTCAGCACGGCACATGAAACCTGCCGCATTGCAACAGTAGCCGCCCCTTTTTATTCATCCCTAAGAAAACGAACATGAGATACGAGGTTAGTGAGTTGAAGCGTGAAATCCGCATTGCGCTCGACCAGAACATGACCAGTAGCCAGTTGTTGGCAAGTGGCGACATCGACACACTTTCTTTGGAGGAAATCATCGAGAGCAAGATAGTCGATGCAGCACGCATCGTAGAGAACCAAGCTCCTTCGTACCTATTGGACGGAGGCAAGGCGTTTGGTGAGAGTATCGGTTGGAAGAGCCGTGTGGGTTATGGCATGGGCTTCATAGCATTGCCCGACGACTTCATGCGCCTCGTTACTTTTCAGATGAGCGACTGGAGCCGAGCCGTGACAGTAGCCATTAGCGAAGACGACCCCTTGTATGCGCAGCAACAAAGCCGCTACCCAGGCATTCGTGGTTGTCCTCAGAAACCCATTGTCGCCATTACGACCCAACCAATAGGTCAAGTGTTGGAGTTCTATTCCTGCACTGGCGGTTCAAAAGTGTTTTTGAAACGTGCCCGATACATACCCCTTCCACGCATAGAGAAAGGCGGTATAGATTTGTGCGAGAAACTCCACCGAGCCATTGTGTATTACACGGCATACCTTGTTGCATTGAGCACAGGGCAAACCGATTTAGCAGCAAGCATGTCTAACATAGCAAATGAACTGATGAAATGAACGACATCAATAACTTAGGCTCATTCAGCTCCATTGACGCTGTGTGGGCGAAATATCCCGAAGGCGGTAAGGAAGGCGATTTCCTTACCATAGGCGGTGTTAAGCATCGCTGGAACAAGTACGACCAGATATGGGAGAACGCAAACACCATTACCAGTTCTACGGCTCGCAAGCTGGAGACCGTTGAGGGCGACCTTTCCGTAAACAACGACTTGATAGTAGGCGGAGTGTTGCGTGCGAAAGCTGTCAAGCAACCCAACTGTGGTTTGTTTGAAAGTCTTTCAGCTCTTCAAGCTAAGTACCCCAATCCCGAAGTGGGCATGTGGGCAACCGTTGGCAATACCATCCCAGCGACCGTATATCTGTGTGCCGAAGAAGGCGTATGGAAAAACACTGGACAGACAGGAGGTATAGATAGCCTCGACTGGAGCAGGATCAGCACAATCGAGAGCAATGTCACAACCTTGCAGCAGGAGAATACAAACAGAAAAACCGAGATAGCTAAAATAGACAGCAGTCTGAGAACTCTTATTGCAACAAGCGTTGGTAAGAAGTTGAAGTTCGCCCCATTTGCTGGCTTTGTCTCAAATGTAGAAATCATAAAGGCAGGAACATCTCAAT